CATCGTAGTTATACGCGTTGGGGTCGTATTCACTTACTTCCGGTTGACGGTCTTGCAATCGCGTTATTGTGCGATCCTCAACGGGCACCTTGCTCGCATCCTGCGTACCGAAAAGGAAGTCGGTGATGGGCGTACCGGAACCCGTGGTGCTCGTGCCTGAGCTACCCGCACCCGTCACACCTGCGCCAGACGAACCCCCTCCCATAGAGGCGCCGCCACTGGTAACACGCGCGCTACTAACTCCCCCACCACCCGTCGTACCCGCACGCAAGCGAGCGGCAATGGCTTGCAGTGCCAACCAGTTGTCGTCCAATGGCGCGTTGATTGCCGCGCGGATGGTGGCATCGTCGTAGCCTGCGGTCAGCAGCGAGTTGTAATACGCGGCTTTTGCTTCGGGTGACTGACTGAAGATAGACCGATCAAAGGTAGAACGCAGCCGATCAAGCGCGGCTTGGTTCGTGGCGCCCGTTGTTCCAGTACCTGCGCTCTGCGCAGTCTGCCGTGTTGGTGTGGTGGGTACGTACCGGCGCATCGCGCTTTCACCGCCAACAACCTCACTGTACGGGCGCATGATCGGCCCGCCGCCAGGAACGAACGGTGTGGTCGGATACGCCCCGCGACCCATCAAGTAGTCGTAAGCACTCTTGCTGCCGCCGGTCATCATGTTGAACCGGCGTTCGTTAACGGCAGCACGCAACTGGTAATCCGGCACGCCATTAGCGCGGCCCCAAGCGGTGATTTCCGTAGAAGTCGCGTTGGGATTATTAGCCAGATAGGCTTGCAAATCGTTTACTACCGCGTTCTGCGTCATCACGCGCTCGTTCGGGCCGAGACGCGTAACCGTGGGCATCTCCGTAGCACCACCGCCTTGCTCGTAAATGTCGCGCACCTGATTCATCGTCAGGTTTTCCTGCGTAACTTTTCCAGGGGTGCCCAACTCGGCGAGCGTTATACGGTCAAGCACATCGTTGCCGCCGTATACGGTGTCCATGCCCGTTGTGCCAGTGACAGTATCGACACCCCTACCAGTGACAGTATCGGCACCCCCACCAGTGACAGTATCGGCACCCGTGACTGGTGGTTTGGGCGCTGGCGGTTTATATGCCAAATCCGTCACCGACTTGCCCATTGCCCGCATGATGTCGGCGTCATTGATGTTGACGCCTTGCATGGCCTGACGAATCTGAGCTTCAGTGGCGTTGGGGTTCTCAGCGAACCACATCTGGATGTTGTTGTTCATTCCCTCCAAGCCAGTGAGGCCAGTACGGGAACGCCAGTCAGCTTGGGTCAGCACGTTCTGCAAACCACCCGAGCCACCACCGGCCTCAAGTGCGCGTCGGATGTCCGCCGCATCGACACCATACTGGTTAGCAGCGGCTTGAACTTGGCCGTACGAGACGTTGGGATTCTGCTGAACGAAGTTCTGGATGTTGGCGTTCAGCCCCTCGATACCGGTCTGACCGCTGATGGACTTCCAGTTGGGGTCAGTCAGCACCGTGCGCTCAGCGCCGGACACGGCAGGTGCGCCCCGTTGTGCAGCTAGTTGTTGAAGCGTTTGCCAATCTGCATCGGTCTGCTGACCTGCGGCTTGCCGGATTGCGGCGTCGTTAAACCCCTGGCTCAGGAACTTGTTGTACAAATCAGCCTTCTGCTCAGGCGTGTAGGTGCCGACGTCCGAAGGAAGCACCGGCCCACCAGGGGCGTAGCCCACCGATCCGCCAGCAGCAAAGCGCGGCATCGTAGGTATCATGGCGCGAATTTGGGTGTCGCTATAGCCTTTGCGAAGAAGCTCGTTGTAGTACTGGCGCTGTGCGTCGGGCGTGTACCCACCAAACCCAGCAGGCGCCATGAGCGCGGGCAGACCAAAGCGTAGCGACGACGCAAGACTCGTCTCTGTGGGACGCTTCGCGGCATCCATCGACCGGGGGTCGCCACCCCACTGCTGCCAGGATTGCTTGTTGAACGCCGCGAGTTTTTCTGGATCACCCTCAACCTTGCGCAGTTGCTCCAGATAGGTGGGGGTGTTCACCTTGCCCTCAAACGCAGTGCCTTTTGTCCAGTTGGGGTCGTACGTGGCACCGACGCGATCCTGCATTTGCTTGTAGGTGTAGTCCGCCTGCTCGGGCAGGTAGCCCCGGGACAGCAAGTCTTGCGCGTTCAGGGCCTTGTACTTCGGGTCACTGTACATGGCCGTTGTCGCGGTGGCTGCTGCCGCAAGCGGGTTACCCGCTGCCATGATTGCCGTCCAATCACGGGCGTCGGTATTTGCCCCGATATTCCCGTACAGAACATCGGATGCTCTGCGAAGCAGTTGCTGGTTGCGTTCGTAATCCGGGTTGTTTACGTCGTAGAACCTGTCGTCAATTTTGACGCCTTGGGATTCCACAAGTGTGCGGAGGTCTGGTTTTGCAGAACCACCCGTAGCAAGCGCCACGATGCCGCCGCCTGCCATGCCTCCAGGCGGTTGTTCTTCTTGCGGGGCAGGGGCCGGGGCAGGCGCAGTGTTAACAGGCATTGCCGGATAGGTCGGCTGCGCCGTCCACTGCTTGGTGAACGGGTCAAACTTATAGGGGCGGATGGTGCCTTGATACTGGCCACCCGGCATCGGCGTTGCCGTCGGCACAGCTTGATCGGCCAGGATGGGTGCCGCAGCAGCGTAGCCTGCTTTGAGTAGGCCAGAACCGCCGCCAACCTGTTTCATAAATTCCGTGCGGCCTGCCTGGGTGCCAAGTGCTTTGATGCCCGCACCGAACTTGTCAAAAATTCCCGCAGTGGCGGGGTTGGCAGACGCCGCGATCTGAGGAGCCGTGAAGCCCGCAGTGCCCATCTCGCGGGCAATCTCACCGGCAGTTAGCCCCGGGTTTGCCGCCAATGTCGCGTCAACCGCCGCCTGATTCATAGCCGAAGCACCTGTGCTCGAAAGCGCAGTGCCCAACGAAGCGCCACCATAAGCGCCTAGACCAGCCATGATGCCCTTCTGCAGACTGCCGGTGGCCAGAGCCGTCGCACCGCCGACCAGTGCCCCCGCGCCCAGCGCGCTGCTGACAATGCCAAATCCGGCAGGGCCCAGGGCAAAACCCGCGATCATGGGTAGTGCCGACTTGAGCAGCTTCTTGAACGAGAAGGCTTCCGGCAAACCCGTGTGGGGGTTGATTGTCATGGTGATTCCATGACTCAGGCCAAGCGCCTGCAGACCCGCAACTTCGCTGGGGGCCATGTGCACCAGCATCGAGTCGCCGTTGCGACCCTTGGACGCCATGTGGTTGGCTAGTACGGCAAGGCTCATGTGCGCCCCTTGGAATTGATTGGGTTCATTTTATTGGGTCAGGTCGTAGAAGGAAAGCGACCCGACAACGTCGCCCGTGGTGGCGCCAGATACGGTTCTGACGGCAACGGTGTAGATGTCACTGACACCCGCGATGGACGCGCCCAACTGCAAGTCGAAGTTGTACCCAGTCGCGTTGCTCGTGTTGCCTACGCCACCTGAGCCAGTCGCCGTTACATAGTCGGTCTGGACGATGGTGCCACCTGTGGTGGCCGTAGCCGACACATCAAACTCCACATTGGAATCACTGGGCACTGCCGTCCATGATGCGGCGGTCAGCGTCGGGTTCTTGATCAGCGCCACTTCGTAGTTCTGATTGGTTGTAGGCAGAACCTGCACTCGGTTGGGCAGCACAACAGCGCCCGTGCGACCCGCAGCAAGACGGATAGAAACAACGGGCAGGAAGGTCGATCCTATGGTACCCAAGACTGTGGTGCGTCGCGCCACATGGTCGATGGATGTCTGCTCAAACCCGCCCTCAGACACCACTGAGCAGCAGATGGCCTTCATCGAAGCCGCCACCGCAGAGGTCACCGTCTTTATCTCATACCGAACCGGCAAGATGGCCGTGGTCATGTAGACACCGGTGATCTCGTTGGCGTTGTTGAATGTGTGACAGACGATGTACTGGCCGTTGATGATGAAGCCGCACCGGACTGAGCCGACACCAAGCCACTCAAAGTCCATCCACAAAATCTGAGCTTTGGACGGGTCAAGCGTGTAGCCCGACTCCCCATTACCATCCAACTTATCACCGTTCCAGTCGGCCTGATCCACAGTTCGAGCATCAGACGGAGTGCCCGTCACAGACGAGCGCAGCACAAACGAGTAGGTGCCGTCGATGCGCTGGAAGAACACGCCGTTGCTGTCGTTGTAGTACCCCACACGCTGCGTGAGGTTCAGGCTCATACTGCTGTCCATCACAAAGGTGGCAAGCACCAACAGACCCTTACCCGGCTGATACGGGAACGAACGGTAGGTCTGACGCAAAACGGAGCCGACACCGGCCCCGGTGACTTCCATCTTTATCGCCGCTTCGTTGGACAGGAACGTCGTCGTACCCGTGCCGGTTGTGGCCACGTCGAACTGATTGTCTGCGGCGTAGCGGTTCTGGCTGTCGAAAAGCGTGTAGGGCTGGCTGACCCGCAGCCGCCCAAAGGCATCCGTGTTAGTGCCGCCGATGGAGATTGGGATGGGGGAGGTTGTGGTCACGATCCGCCTTAGTAGCGCGTCAAGCCGGTTGAAGTACAGGCGCAGGACGTTGTTAAGCTGCTCGTGATAACGCGACTCGTAGTCCCGAGGGGCCAGAGGTAGGTTAGGCGGCGCAGGTACGGTTGCATCTTCAATGAGGAACGTCATCGCCGTCCATCCGGTCTGATGTCAATACGCGGAGCGCCCAACTGCCAGGACGTGTCTAGCTGCTCGGAGTTGATCTTGAAGATCATCTGCCGCCCACGTACGCGGGTGTAAATCTGCCCCGTGAACTCTTCGGTGATGTTGTACGTCGAGCCCCTAACCACATTCTGACCTGCGTTGTCGATGCTGCCAGAGCCAGAGTTGTACAAGCCGTAGAGCGTCATCGTCACCGTTGGGGACGCCGCCGTTGATTTTTGGAAAGTCAAGTCAGGCAGCACCCGCCAAACGAACCCGAAGTTGTGGCCATCACCGATGTCGAACTCAGACGAAGAGATGTACGCGCTGATTGGCACGTCAGTACCGGCGACGTTATCGTTCAAGCCTATCTCGTGATAAACGAGCGTGTGGCTGTAGGTTGCTGCCATCGGATAGTCGCGCAGGCCGGAGTCGAGCCAAGCCGTGCGGCCCATCGTGCCGTAGTACCAAATCTTCTCAAGGTAGTTGTAGACAACGTACCGGTCAATGCTGGTGGAGTTGGCCGAGCAGTAGAACCACCAGACTTCGTTGAAGCCCTCGTTGGTACCGGCAAAAACCTGCTGTGCCTGAGACTGGTTGAAGTCACTGAACACATAGCGGCGCAGGTCGCAGGGAAGCGTTTGCACGCGACCGTCGTATGCGTAGAACTTGTCCACGCCCATCCAGTAGACGATACCGGAGGCAATCGCCGCAGCGTTCTGCCCCACGATGGAGATGTTGTCGCCAAGAAGCTGAGCGCCCCAGAAGATCGGAGCGTCGAGATACTGCAACGAGTACAGCGCCGAGTCCGTGAACACCACGATTTCCTGACGAGCCTGGATCGCCGTCACGATCTCTGAGCCGTGCGACAGCCGCAGACTGCCCGCTTGGTTGGTGGCCGCAGGGGTCCAGTTGTAAGCGTCTTCCTGATCTGACCAACGGATCAGCATCGGGTCTTGGATCGCACTGCCATAGTCGTTGCAACCAAACGCGAACAGGAAGCGGTTGATGTCGGAGACAAAAAGATAGTTCTGCACCGTGGGCACGTCGGACGCGCCGACAGCCGTAGCCAGATCAAACCCCCGAGTGCCAACGCCTGCTGTAGCGTCCCAGTAGTAGATGCCGCCGTTGCGCGGGCCAAAGATCAAGTCCTCACCCCAGTTGCCCTGACTCCAGACACGAAGTGATGTGGTGGTCGAGCCACCTGTGCCCCAAGAGCCATAGCTCCAAGGGCCTGCACCCCAACCGCTGAACGGAACGGCAAACTCGGGGCCGGTGTTGATCTGATACGCAGCAGACACCGCTGAGCCACCCGTAGTGCCTGCCGGAATAGCCGATGCAACGGTGATGTTGTACGCGTTGGTAGACGCGCTAGAAATCTGAAACTCGCCGTTGAGAAGCGACGCGTAGGTGCCCGTGACCCCGCTGAAGGTAACGAAGTCTCCAGTCAAGGCGCCGTTGGCGGGCGCGTTGACCGTGACTGTGGTGGTGCCATTGCCCGTGAAGGGGTCGGCTGGGAGAGTGGTGGTGGCACGCAGTGGTGTGATGTCAAAGTAAGCACCACCACGCTCGATGTAAAACTTAAGGTTGGTGCCGACGCTAATTAGATTCAGGTTACCAAGCGTCACCCAGTTCCACAACGAACGGCAAGTGCCAACAAACGTAGCGGTAGACAGCGGCTCCCAGCCGCCAATTACTTCAGGGTTGCCCTGGCGGAAGCGAACCTTGTCGCACTCGTACCAGCCCCCTTCGGTCGTGTACCGGGTGTTCTCGCGGTTGACTCCGGGCTTGAAGAGGATTTTCTGGAGCGGCATAGCGGTATTTTCCTGTCAAGACAGAAAAAGGGCAATCTCGGCTTCGCGGCGTTTTACCAGACCCGGCAGGACTTTGCCACCACCCATCGTCCACTGGCGGAAGGCGTCTGCCGCTCCGTTCCAGTCATCCCGATTGGCCCGCATCCTGATCTGACTGCGCTGCAAGTTGCCTAGCCCTGCATTAAAGGCAAAACTGACCAGAGCGTCAAAAGAGCCTTGACGGCCAGATACGCCGGGAACAAGTCGAAGAACACCACGTTCAAAAGTCCCGACATCATCACGGAATAGTTCGTCGATCTCCGTCTTAGTCC